TGATTATCTAAAAGACGGACACCTTATTGACCTAAAGACTACTGCTAAATTAGAGGGATGGGAGAGAGCTGCTAAATATACTTGGCACTACGATATGCAGGGATGGATTTATTCTGAGTTATTCGGAGTGGATAGATTTACTTTTGTTGTGATTGAGAAAGGTACTGGTGATATAGGTATCTTTGAACTTAGTGAAGAAACTAAAGAGCTTGGAGGCAATAAAGTAAAGCAATGCGTTAATACCTATAAGGAGTATTTTATAGATAAAAGAAGTAAGATAAATGACTACACCATCAGAGGAATCCTATAGTTTTAAGGAGGAAGAAACTTTGTATTATTACTTAACTTTAATGAGTTTACTACAGGGAATACCTATTTATCAGTTAGAGTTGGAGCTGACTTTGCAAGAAGAACTAGAGAATTATTCAGCCTGTTCTGGTATATTAAAAGCAATAAATGAAGCTGAATATAAAACTTACTCTGAGCTTAAATTAATAACAGAAGAATTAGATAACGAATATAACTTTTAACAATAAGAATAATGAATGTACAAGAATTAATTAAAGAGATAGTAGAAAGAGAATATAACTTGAAGCTAAACGATAAGTCAAGACAAGCTAAATACGTTGAGGCTAGAGCCATATACTATAAGCTAACTAGAAAGTATTCTTTTCTTTCGCTAGATGCTATCGGAAAAAATGTAGGTAGAGACCATGCATGTGTTATAAATGGTATAAATAGATTAGATGGATGGCTAACCTATGACAAGGTTGTTATTAATATGTACAACTCTCTTAAAAATGAAGTGTCACTTGCTGTATTTAATTTGAATAAGGATTCTGATTATAAGAATTTAGAGGAATTGTTTGAGTACAAATATAACAAATTGCTTAATGAATATAAGATGTTAGATTGGAAGCATAACTTTATAAAGAAACGTTTATCTAGGTATGAACCAAATACTGTATTCAATTTTAACAATGAGGAAAAGACTGTTACAGAAACTGAATTGAAATCTTTAGAGTCAAATGCCATCTAAGAAGTCAACTATAAAAGAGATTGTAATTAACCCAGAGGCTGCTAAATGGTGTCTTAATAGAGGTTATAAGATATATCCAGTTCCTGTAGAGTTTAAGGAATTGAAATACAATCAGAAGTTGGGTGTTAAGTTCAAACTTGTAGTTGAGTTTGGTGGTGAGAAAAGAATTGGTGAGAAGGAATATAGTCAAGACGAATGGTCATTTGCCATCTGGTCAGTTTATAATTTTTTATATAATAAGCATAATGGGAAGAAAGCCTAAAGAACGAAAGTACGTTAAGCCTACTGATGGTAGACAGAATAACGGTAGGAAGAAAGGTGAAAAGGTAGCTAAGAAAGTTATGGCCACTCCTAGTGCAATGAATAAAGCTAAGAAGGATAGAGTTAATATTTACGCTTTAAATGCAATGAGTAAAGTCTTTGGTTCTGAAGAAGCTGCATGGGAATCCCTAGCAGAACAGGCTAAAGATTCATTCCCTCACCTTAAATTATTATTTGAATATAAGTATGGTAAACCTGAAGACGTAGGTATGGATGAAGGTAAGCCTAAAGTGAACATAAACATTAAAAACTTATTTGCAGGTAATCAAGATGATAATAATGATAAGCCTGATATAATTGATATAACAGAAGACGATGGAAGAAACGAATGATATGCCACATAACTTTTGGGATTATGGAATTAATCCAATACTTGGTTATAGATATATGCCAGATGAAAGGGCTAAACCTGCATCGTTGTATAGAGACAATAAAAAAAATATAGAAGATGTCACCACCTAAACTGCATGACAAATATAAAGGACTAGGTAATGACAGTAGATACTTTGTTGTTACTGGTGGTCGAGGTAGTGGTAAGTCTTTTGGTGTTACTGCATTTTTAGCATTACTTACAATGGAACAAGGTCATAAGATATTGTTTAGTCGATACACTATGTCCTCAGCAGGTACTTCTATTATTCCAGAGTTTATTGAGAAGATTGAACTCTATGGTATATCTGAACATTTTAGGATAGCTAAAGACCAGATAATGAATATGTCTACAGGAAGCTCAATTATCTTTAAAGGTATAAAGACATCAGCAGGTAATCAAACGGCAGCTCTGAAGTCCTTGCAGGGTGTTACGACCTTTGTACTTGACGAAGCAGAGGAACTTATTGATGAAGATACCTTTGATAAGATTGACCAATCTGTAAGGGATAAGAATAAACCTAACAGAGTTATATTAATATTAAACCCAACTACTAAGGAGCATTGGATATACCAAAGGTTCTTTGCAGCTAAAGCTATTAACGGTGGGTTTAACGGTTGGAAGGATAACGTTACATATATTCACACTACATTTAAAGATAACAAAGAACATCTATCTAAGTCCTTCCTGAACCAGATAAATGAGATTCGTAGAAATAGACCAGATAGGTATAACCATCAGATATTAGGTGGTTGGTTAGATAAGGCTGAAGGTGTTGTCTTCACTAATTGGAGTATTGGAGATTTTAATGAATACGCTCCTTATGTCTATGGGCAGGATTTTGGTTTCTCTGTAGACCCTACAGTACTCCTAAAGGTTGCTATAGATAAAGATAGGAAGAAGATGTGGTTAAAGACTATGTATTGTAAGGTTGGTTTATCTACAAAGGAAATAGGTGAACTTAACAGGAGACACGCTAAAGATGATGTTATTATATGTGATAGTGCTGAACCTAGATTACTTCAAGAATTAAAAGTATATTGTAATGTAAAACCTGCTATAAAGAAACAAGGTAGTATCTTAACTGGTATTGCACTTATACAGGATTATGATTTAGTTATTGACCCAGATTCCTTAGAGCTTATTAAAGAGCTTAATAACTATGTATGGCACAGTAGGAATGAAAGACCTATTGATAAATGGAATCACCATATGGATAGTTTACGTTACGCAGCTCAACACTTCCTTGCTAATGCAAACAAAGGGAGTTATGTTATAAGGTAGTGTAAACTGTTTACACTTTACACTTTCTTAAACATATTCGGTACTTTCTTAAACGCAGTAGGGTCGTTCTCCTTTAGGAACTCCATATAGTTTTCTAAGCCATACCTTTCAATAAGCTCATGTAATATTTCACCGTGAATCTTGGGTAGTGCCTCAAGTGTTTCTCCCATTTCTTTGAGTGACATTTTTTTTACGTCACCAGTTTTATAATTTATCATATCATTTATATTTTCTTAAACGCAGTAGGTTCTTAAACATAGTAGGTTCTTAAACGCAGTACCCCCTTAAACGCAGTACCCATCCTTTCATTGTTGTATGTACAATTGTTGTATGTACAATTGTTGTAGCTACATTTTACATTGATATTTTTATGCTTTAAAATCATTCTGTAAAACTTTCATTTTATAGGGTTAAAAAAAATTGTGTTTACAGTTGCACAATAAAAAAGTTTTATGTATTCACGTGCGTACCTTATTATATAGGGGAAAATATTTTTATAGTTTTTTACAGTATTGTTAAAAAGTTTTATATATTTGTAGTGAACAATAAAACAAAACAAAATGAAACTACTAAAACTATTAAACTACTTTACAGCAATTTTTTGCTCGTTATTCCTTTTATATATAATAGGGCAAATGTTAAGAGCTTAAACAATTAACCTTTAAAAACTAAACAAATGAAAACTACTAAAGAAATAATAAAAGAAATAAAGAAAGGTAAATTTTGCACAATTAAATTTATTAAACGTTCTAATGATGAAATTAGAATTTTATCGGGTCGTACGGGTATTAAAAAAGGTTTAACGGGTAAAGGTTCAAACTATAGTTTTGAAGCTAAAAATTTGCTCCCTATAACTGATATTATAATTTATAACAAAACTAAAGATATAAAGAAATCAAGACGCGCAATACCAATCGACAACATTATTGAAGTTAAAATAAACAAACAAACTTACAATTTTAACGAGATAGCAATTAATGAAAGTATTGATAAGATAAACGAATTAAACAAAATTATATTAAGATGAATTTATTAACTCAAAACACAAAAATAAAAGACACGTCTAAGGTCATGGGCGTGAAAGTTTTTAATTTTAGTATTCCCGCTTATAAAAGCGAAACAGGGAAAGTAACTTGTCCTTTCGCTGATAGTTGTATTAAATTCTGTTACGCTCAGAAAGGTAATTATAAACGCTTCCCTAGTGTACGCAATGGAATGGAGAAAAAATATCAATTAACTAAACAAGATAACTTTATTGAATTAATGAATAAAGAAATAATAAAGAAAAAGCCTGACTTTATTAGGGTGCATGATAGCGGAGACTATTACAGTAAAGCCTATTTAAATAAATGGCTGACTATTGCGGAGCAAAACCCAAGCGTTAAATTTTATTCCTACACTAATTCGATTAAGTTCATTAAAGAATTAAAAACTATTCCTGACAATTTTGATTTTATTTTTTCTGATAGTGGTAAACAAGTTAACCTAATAGACAAAAGTAAAGATAGACATACAAAGATTTTTAACTCTATTGAAAGCCTTAATAAATTAGGTTACGCCAACGCGTCTAAAATAGATTTAAACGCTACTAAATGGTATAACAATACTAATAAAGTAGGTTTAATATTCCATTAATTAAAAACCGTATAAAATGAAAACAGAAACAATACAATTTAACCAAGACGAAATCGATATCATTCTTTTAGCTTTGGGTACTTTAAAGCATGAAATTTATGTAACTGATAATTATAAACAAGATATATTAAGTTTAACAAATAAAATTATATACAATGAAGACAACTAACATTTGTAGTTTATGCAATGAAGATAATGACAAAGATAATTTCCTTTGTTCATATTGCGGTTTTTATTTGGATATGACTATTGATATTAATGAAGCGGGGCTACCCGAAATAAATTAAAACGATATGAAGATAGATATTAGAAGTGAAAAAAGTTTATATGTAATAATTGATAAACATACATACTACATAGATAATTCAACTAATGAACAAATAGTAACAATATATAAAAATGAAAAGTAATGAAATATATAAAGAAACTAAATAAACCTTTCTACTCTGTTGAACTAGATAATAAGTATTTTATTTCTGATATGGATGGAATAAGTAAAAGAATAACAGAGAAACAATACCATAACCTATTATTTGAAAACTTTAACCCTGATTAATTAAAATTTGTTTTTTGTTTGTTTGAACCGCCTTTAAATAGTTAAATATTTTAGGCGGTTTTTTTGTGCATTATTTTGCTAATGTATTATAAATGAATGTAAATTAATTTGATGATATACCGCCCTCTCTCATTTTCAGCCCTCCTAAGAGACTTTCTCCACAATTTAATACCTAGATACCATAAAATGGCTTAAATGGCTTAAATGGACGTAAAATGAATAGTTGGGTGGTTGAGGTATGAGGTTAGAAAAAATCAACCGAAATGGAGTTTTATCAAAAGTGACTTATCAAAATACGAAAAATCAAAACCCTCCAAAGAACTTAATCTAAGGAGGGTTTAATTTGGCAGAACCAATATCTACCTTGTAG